GCTGGCGTTTGGACAATAGGTTTTGGTTCAACTAATAACGTAAAAGAAGGTATGGAAATATCACAACAAAGAGCTGATGCACTATTATTAGAGGATGTTGATGTTTTTGAAGAGGCTGTAAATAAAGCAGTAAAAGTCCCGCTTGAGCAGCATGAGTTCGATGCCTTAGTGTCTTGGACATTTAATTTAGGCCCTTCAAACTTAAATTCTAGTACTATGCTCAAGGTTTTGAACGATAACAAAAAGAGTGAAGTACCAGCACAAATGCGAAGGTGGAACAAAGCTGGCGGTGAAACCCTGCAAGGATTAATACGTCGTAGAGAAGCTGAGTCGCTGCTTTTCCAAAACGAACAATGGCACGAAGTTTAACTATATGTAATACTACCCCTAGGCGTTTTACGCTTAGAGTTGGGTGGTTTTTTACGTCACTACCTAACTGCCCAGCTCGCTTATGAACGAGGTTTCTTTTAAAGATTTTGATATTTTATCGGAGCAAGATAAAGCCGAAGCTGTAGCTTTATTAAATCGTTACGATCAGTTAGAAAAACAAGACTCTTGCCAAGCAGATTTTATTTCTTTTGTTAAACACATGTGGCCAGAGTTTATTGAGGGCAGGCATCATAAAATTATTGCCGATAAGTTTAATAAGATTGCCGATGGTAAACTTAAACGACTTATCGTATGTTTACCTCCAAGACACTCAAAATCAGAGTTTGCTTCTACATTTTTTCCAGCCTGGATGATGGGCCGTAGAGGCGATTTAAAAATTATACAAACTACTCACACGGCTGAATTAGCTGTGCGTTTTGGTCGTAAAGTAAGAAACATAATAGACAGCGAAGAATATCAACATGTGTTTCCAGAATTAAAATTACAAGCAGATAATAAATCAGCAGGTCGTTGGACTAGTAATCAAGAGGGTGAGTTCTTTGCAGCTGGTGTTGGTGGTGCAATCACAGGTCGTGGTGCGGATCTTTTGGTTATTGATGATCCTCATTCTGAACAAGATGCCATGTCACCAAAAGCCTTAGAATCGGCTTATGAATGGTACACATCTGGACCAAGACAGCGTTTACAACCAGGCGGAATAATTGTGATAGTTATGACAAGATGGAGCACTAAAGACTTGGTTGGCAAAGTCTTAAATAAACAAGGCGAAGACCATGCTGATAAATGGGAGGTAGTAGAGTTTCCAGCAATTATGCCAGACTCAGAAGATCCTTTATGGCCAGAGTTTTGGAAAAAAGATGAATTGCTTGGTGTAAAAGCGTCTTTACCCATATCTAAATGGAACAGTCAGTGGATGCAAAACCCTACCGCAGAAGAAGGATCTATAGTTAAAAGGGAGTGGTGGAATAGGTGGGAAAACCCAGATATTCCAGATTACTCTTATGTAATACAAAGTTACGATACTGCATTTTCAAAAAAAGAAACAGCAGACTATTCGGCTATAACAACTTGGGCGATATTTAACAGAGAAGAAGACGCAGATGAAATAATCCTTCTTGACGCAAAAAGAGTGCGTTGTGACTTTCCAGAGCTTAAACGTATGGCTTTAGAGGAATACAGATATTGGGAGCCAGATTGTGTTCTTATTGAGGCAAAAGCATCTGGAACACCGCTTACACATGAGTTGAGAAGAATGGGCATACCCGTTACAGCTTATTCACCAAGTAGAGGTCAAGACAAAATAGCAAGAATGAATAGTGTCGCACCCATGTTTGAGTCTGGTATGGTATGGGCACCAGAGCATGATTTTGCAGAAGAAGTCATAGAAGAAATGGCATCATTTCCATTTGGAGATTATGATGACTATTGCGATAGTGCTACAATGGCTTTGATGCGCTTTAGACAAGGTGGTTTTGTATCTTTACACGAAGATTACCAAGATGAAGTACGATTATTAAAAAATAACAGGACAGTTTATTATTAAAATTTATTTAACTAGATTTGTTTGGGATGGTAAAGAATATGGCGGACCTAACATACATGCAGAAACCATCGAAGTAGCAGAGGCTATTGCAGAACTAAATGGCTTGACTCTAGAGGGCGAACTAACAGATATAGTTGGAATGGAAAAAGATGAAGCAAGAGTGATACACTAGGTAATTATGGCGATAGACAAACAATTAGGTACAGAAGATAATCCGGATGTAAGAGTACAAGGCTCTGCTGTTGAAATACCTCTTGATACTTCAAGAGAAGACCAAATAAAAGAAGCCGCTGAGATACTCGTGCAAAACGAAGATTTATTTATTGACGAAGAAATACAAAGCACGCAACCTCAAGAAATGGATTTTAATTCTAATTTAGTAGATTTTTTAGGAGATGATATATTACAAAGCATATCAAATGATTTACTAAGCTCTATTAAAAGCGATAAACAATCTAGATCTGAGTGGGAAAAAACTTACACCGATGGCCTTAAATATTTAGGTATGAAGTTTGATGACTCAAGATCGCAACCATTTGAAGGTAGTTCTGGCGTGGTTCATCCTATTTTGGCAGAGGCCGCTACACAGTTCCAAGCGCAGGCTTACAAAGAAATGTTGCCAGCAAAAGGACCTGTGAAAACAGAAATAGTTGGTGCTCGTACAGTAGAAACAGAAAATCAAGCAGAAAGAGTACAAGAGTTTATGAACTATTACATTATGAATGTAATGGAAGAATATGATCCAGAGCTAGACCAAATGTTATTTTACTTACCATTAGCAGGATCTACATTTAAAAAAGTTTATTTTGATTTTGTTCTAAATAGAGCAGTTTCCAAATTTATACCACCAGAAGACCTAATTGTTCCTTATGAAGCACCAGATATAAGTTCAGCCGAAAGAATTACTCATGCTATAAGCATGTCAGCTAATGAGATTAAAAAACAACAACTGTCTGGATTCTACGCAAATGTAGACATAGGTCGTGCAAGTTATTCAGATGATCTCTCTGATATAGCAGAGGCCATAGATGAAATACAAGGCGTTTCACCATCATATAAAGAAAATAGAAACAGAACAGTTTATGAAGTACATACTGTTTTGGATATAGAGGGTTTTGAAGATGTAGACGAGCAAGGTAATCCTACTGGACTTAAACTACCATACATAGTTACCATTGAAGAGGACTCAGAAAAAGTATTATCTATTCGCAGGAATTATTTACCCAATGATCTACTAAAAAATAAAATAAATTATTTTGTTCAATATAAATTTATGCCAGGCCTTGGTTTTTATGGTCTAGGACTGTCGCACATGATTGGCGGCTTATCAAAAGCATCGACTTCAATACTTAGACAGCTTATTGATGCAGGAACATTAGCAAATTTACCAGCTGGTTTTAAAGCTAGAGGCATGAGAATTAGAGATGAAGATGATCCGCTACAACCAGGAGAGTTTAGAGATATAGATACAACTGGCGGATCATTACGAGAAAACTTAATTCCGTTACCTATTAAAGAACCTAGTAATGTATTGATGCAATTACTCGGTATATTAGTTGACTCTGGTAAGAGATTTGCTGCCATAGCTGACATGAATGTTGGTGACATGAACCAAGCTATGCCCGTTGGCACCACTGTAGCTCTATTGGAGCGCGGCACAAAGGTGATGTCAGCCATCCACAAGCGCCTTCATTACAGCCAGAGGGTTGAATTTCAGCTTCTAGCGCGCGTTTTTAGCGAATTTCTGCCTCCAGAGTACCCGTACCTTGTGGGCACGGGGCCGCAGCAGATAAAAGCAGAGGACTTTGATGGCCGAGTTGATGTCTTCCCT